ATTCGGGGTCGACCACGGACACGAAGAGATCGCCAAGTTCGGCTTCGGCGGGCTCGGAGCTGGGATCGCTCGCAAGACCACCCAGCTGGGCAGCCGCCTGGGTGGTGCCGGCGCAGGCAACACAGGGGCAGCCCGAGCCATGGGCAAGCCGCCCACGCCAGGAATGCGGGGCGTCAAGCGTGGCCTGGGAGCCGCCGGTGCCGGGCAGAGTGCGATGGGTGGCCAGCTGAAGAGGCTCGGCGCAGGGATGGCCAAGCGTCCCGGTCTGACCGGTGGTGTCGCCGCTGGTGGTGCCGCAGCCGGCGCAGGTGGTGGCGCAGCCGCGTACGGCAACCGTAGGCGGTTCTGATGCTCAGCCCGTTCGGGATCGACCACGGGGAGATCAGCAAGGTGCGCTACCCCAAGATTCCCGGTACCAAGCGCGCCGTGACCGCGACCAGGGCCCAGCAGCAGACCCGAGGTCAGGGCCTGCCGACCGGCACCCAGAGGATCAAGGGTTCGTTCAAGCGCGCGGTGGAGGCCCCGGTCTCGGTGGCCAATGTCGGCCGGGCCGCCGGCGGGACCATGCGTGGTGTCGGTAGCTTCCTGGAGAGCAAGCCCGGCATCACCGGCTCGACGCTCGTGGGGGGTGGCGGCGCTGCTGGCTACAAGTACCTGAGCCAGAAAGAGCCGAAGAAGAAGAAGACCTGATGGCCACCTACACCTACGACACGCCCGGGTTCTCGGACAAGGACACCATCAGGTTCCTGCTCCAGGACACCGACCCGCACGGCGCGGGCGAGTGGGTGGTCTCGGACGAAGAGATCGACTGGGCCTACGACACCTGGTACCCGCTGTACAACAGCCACTCCTACGTGGCTGCGTTCCTGGCCGACACCATCGCGGCGCGTTACGCACGCGAGGCGTCCTACTCCGCCGACGGTGTGAGCGTCAGCCTCGCGGCTGTGGGGGACCAGTACCGGGCGCTGGCGGCATCCCTGCGGTCCCAGGACGACGCCATGCACATCGGGGGCTACCCGGATGTGGGTGGGATCGCCCCCGACGAGTCGCTGCCGCCTGGAGTCAAGCCCTTCGCCTTCGGCAAGGGCATCCACGACAACGTGGAGGCCGGCGCTCAGGAGTACGGCGGGGTGTACCCGCCCGATCAGATCAGCACACGGGACGTGCCGGAGTACGAGAAGATCGTCGAACCGTGAAGCTCGTCTACCACGACCAGTTCGATCAGCTGGGCACTGACTGGACTACCCGTGGTCAGGCCTACCGCGAGGACTCCACGCTCGCCAGGAGCTCCGGGTCGGCCTCGACCATCAGGGATGGCGAGTTGCTGCTGAAGGTGATCAGAGACCCCGACAACCCCGGCAAGGTGCTGACCGGGCATGAGGGGACCGAGGGGAAGTTCGAGTTCGTCTACGGCAGGGTGGAAGCTCGGATCATGGTGCCCGGTTTCCACGGCGCGCACTCGGGCTTCTGGATCCAGTCGGTGGACCCGTACGCGCCTGGTCGCCCGGAGATCGACGTGATGGAGTGCTTCGGTGCCCACAACCCCGACCGCAAGGAAGGGGTCTTCGTCTTCCACACCGTCTACTACCGGGACACCCCAGAGGGGCCGGTGCTGAGCACCCAGCTCAAGGTGAACAGCAAGGACTTCGGAGCTCGGTGGCACAAGGAGTACCACAACTACCGGTGCGACTGGACTCCCTCCGGGTACTCGTTCTACATCGACGGCAAGCACACCGGCACCATCACCCAGGGGCTCAGCGATACCCCGAAGTACGTCGTCCTCTCGATGCTCGCGCGGGACTGGGAGAACCAGAACTTGAAGGAGCACTCCTTCGAGAAGTACGTCATGAAGGTCAAGTGGCTGAAGGTGTGGCAATGAGGGGGGCCAATGAGCATCGGAAGACGAGGGATGATCGCGTCCTCGGTCGCAGCGGTCGTGGCGGCGGTGGACAAGAAGTGGCCCGACTGGTTGCCGGACCGGGACCGCGAGCGGGTCATCCGGGACTCGATGTACGTGGAGCTACTCGGGGCGTTCAAGGCCATCATCGAGGACTTCCGTGAGTACCGACGGAACCATCCCTGAGTGACAGGCACGAGACACTGGAGACATGACCAGCCCGATCTCCGCGGAGGCCCGACGGTACGTCCGGACCCGCGCCACCGAGGTGATGGAGTACACCTGCCAGATCACCCGTGGGTCTGCCCCTGAGGGCTACAACGAGGACACCCTGATCTACACCCCGGCCGGTCTGGCCGAGGTGATCTACGAGGGCATCTGCCGGATCTGGGAAGTGACCAACGCATCCTCGGTGGTGGTGGGCGACATGGACGTCTACCAGGTGAACACCAACCTCTCGATCCCCTGGGATGCCGTGGTGAACATCAAGCGCTACGACGAGGTGGAGATCCTGACCGCACCCCAGGACAGCCTGATGGTGGGCAAGCGGTTCGAGATCCAGAGCGGGGCCAAGGCTGGTGAGCTCCGGGCCACCAGGCGCTACGAGGTCACGGGGCTGTCGTGAGCGCCGTCGCGTACGCCGATGTCTCTCGGCTGGCCGAAGCCCTGAAGATGGCGTCCCAGCAGTCCGGCCTGACCACCCAGCAGGTGCTGATCCAGAGCGCCAACCACATCCTGGCCGAGATGGAGGCCCGGGTGCCGGTGAGGTCCGGCGAGCTGCGCAGGTCGCTGCAGATCAAGGTGGAGTCCGACAAGGTGACCATCGGCCCGAACACGCCGTACGCCGGCTATGTGGAGTTCGGCACCCAGCCGCACGAGATCCGACCGAAGAAGACGGGCGGGGTGCTGGTGTTCAACATCGGTGGCCGGAAGGTCTTCACCAAGAAGGTGAACCACCCGGGCACCAGGGCCCAGCCCTACGTGCGGCCGGCCTTCGAGGCATGGGTGGACTCGCTTGGGACGATGGCAGCAGAAGCCAACGTGAAGGTGATCACCGACCATGCCTCCTAGCTCCCTCTCCCGAGGACCCATTACCAACCGGCTGCTGGCCGAGTTGGGGACCGAGGGTTTCCCGGTGGGCGACAACGCCTCGCCGACGGTGCCCTATGGGTGGCAGGGAGAGCCGAACGACCCAGGGTCGACCTTCACGCCCTGGCTCTCGATGTCTCCTGGGACTGCCTCCTTGCAGACCACCCAGGGGATGGGGGATTCCCAGTCCGAGTGGCGACTCAGCTACTCGGTGGTCTACGCCGGCTTGTCCCGGAAGATGACCGAGGCGCTGGCCGACCGGATGCGGCTCAACCTGACGAATGTCGCCAGGGAGTCCATCGACACGCCGACCGGTGCCTGGCGGATTCAGAAGACCACCTGCACCGCCATCGGGAACACCAGCCGGGTCGGCTCCGCCTATCCGGACTACTTCACACAAGCAGACTCGTTCGAGGTCTGGGTCACGAAGGGATAAGACATGGCACGAGAGCAGCGGGTCAAGATCACCAAGGACGACGTAGAGGCCTACGTGATGCCCTCTGCCGTCTCAGCCTGGGAACGCAATGGCTGGACGGCCGCAGATGATGGAAGTACGGAGGAAGCACCGGCCGGCGAGTCAGTGGCTCCCGAGACTCAGCCACCGACAGCTCCTGATGGCTCCGCAGCTCCCGAAGCAGAGCAGACCACGAAGAGGAAGGCCCAGTAATGGCCCGGATCATCCCGAATGAGAACACCTGGATCGGGTTCACTACCGCGTCGATCACCAGCATCGCGGCCCCGTCCACTGCCCAGGTCGCTGCCTGCATCGACCTCACCGGGCACTGCATCAGCCTGAACGCCTCGGCGCGCGGCAACACGGTGCCCACCCCGTCCTTCGACAGCCTGTTCGAGACCAGCACCGCTGGTACCTCGGCGGCCACCTTCGACGCGGACTTCTACCGTGACGACGAGGACGACCTGGCCTGGGAGACCCTGCCCCGTGGCGAGCGTGGCCACTTCATGATCGCCCGGTTCGGCGGCTCCGGTGCTGGCTCCAACGTGCCGATCGCTGGGGACGACATCGAGGTCTGGCCGGTGATGATCACCTCGCGCACGATGGCGAACATGAGCTCCAACACGGTGCTCACGTTCACCGCTTCCTGTGCGGTGATGATCGAGCCTGCGGAGAACGCGGTCGTCGGCGCTTAGTACACAGGTGCGGGGATAGCATCTGATCGACTACATCCCTGCACCCAGGAAGTGACCGATGCCTACAGCAGCCACGAAGGACGTCGAAAGCCGACAGAAGCAGTCCCAGGCGTCCAAGCGCGCCACCTTGGACATGCTCAAGGGCAAGCAGCGCTCCACCACCGAGTTCTCGCTCTTCCTCTCGGACGGCAACGGTGGCGTGAACGAGGTGACCCTGAAGTACCAGGCCATCGGGATGATGGCCTACGACCGGCTGGTGGCCAAGCACCCGCCCAAGCCGGAACAGCGCGCCGACGGCTCCTCCTTCGACATGGACACCTTCGCGCCGGCGCTGATCGCGGCATGCTCGGTGGACCCGGAGATCTCTCCGCAGGAGGCCAAGGAGATCTGGGAGTCGGAGGACTGGTCGCGCGGTGACGTGATGGTGCTGTTCCGGAACGCCGTCGAGCTCAACAACCGGGGGCTGGACGTCCCTTTCAGCGTGAACGGCTGAGGAGGGATCACAACTTTCAACTAGAGATGTCCTACTGCTTCGAGAAGGGGATCCCACACTCGAAGTTCCTGAAGTGGGACGCGGAGGACAGGGCGAAGACCGTCGCCTACGCGCTGGAGTCCTCGCAGCGATGCAACATGTGTGGGACCGCAGGATGGGAGTGGGAGGAGAACAAGTTCGCCTACACCGCCCTCGACGACTTCTGTCAGGGCTGCTACCAGAAAGCGATGTACTCGGAACAGCAGAGCTCGTCACTGCCGGGCACCAATGTCAAACTGGTCCCGACCACGGCCCGGCTCTCCGCACAGATGAAGATGAAGGCCAAGAAGCGTTCGCGCCTGAAGATGGACTAGGACGAGGGATGTGACGAACCAGCCGGTCGAGGCCAATGTCGTACTGACAGCCGACAACACTGCCTATGACCAGGCGATGGTCCAGTCCGCTGGCTCCACCAACGACCTCGGCAAGTCCATCGACTCGCTCGGTCAGAAGATCAGCAACCTCTCCAAGTCCGCCGGCAAGAAGCTGCTCGGTGTCACTGCTGCTGACACCGCTGCGGTCACCAGCTTCGTGGCGGCCTGGAACTCCTACGAGAAGCAGATGGTCCGGCTGCAGTCCCAGTCGGCGATCCTGACCCGCACCCAGGCCTCGCAAGAGCGGGTGATGAAGGACTACACCTCGGCGGTGAAGGGACTGCGGACCGAGTACGGCACCACCACCACCGAGGCCGCGAAGCTCGTCGAGACCCTCTCCAAGGTCACCAACATCCGGCAGAGCCGCGACCTGAAGGACCTGTCCAAGGTCTTCGTGGACATGTCGCACGCCACCGGGGAGAGCTCCCAGGGGCTGGCCAGCTCGCTGTCCAACCTGCAGAAGGTGATGGGCACCCCGATCAACGCCCAGAACACCCGCAAGTACGCGGACATGTTCACTTACCTGTCGGCCCAGACCAGCTCCTCCGCGCAGAGCCTGATCGACTTCTCTGCCCAGCTGGCTCCGCTGGGCGAGTCGATGGGGATGAACACCAAGCAGGTCGCTGGCTTCGCGACCGCCTTCGCCCGGGCTGGCCAGGAGGGCATCGGAGCCTCCACCGTCTTCACCAAGATCGCCACCGACATCAACGAGGCCGTAGCGACCGGCTCTCCGCAGATGAAGGAGTACGCGAACCTGGTCGGGGTCACCGCCGAGCAGTTCAAGAAGATGGACTCCGGCGAGCAGATGGTCCGGATCTTCGAGGCCCTGCAGGAGCGCGGGAAGGGCGCGATCTCGGTCCTGCAGCGGATGGGTCTGGACGGACCACGCTCCATGCGCGCGATCACCGCAGTGCTCAACGAGCCGGGTGGTGTCCGGCAGGCCCTGGGGCTGGCCGAGCAGGGCCAGAAGTCGGGAGCCGCAGCCGAAGGCATGGCAGCCTCCCTGCGACCCCTGAACGACGAGTTCGACAAGATGCGGGAGAACCTGAAGGGGACCGCCGAGTCCATGGCGCGCACCTTCGTGCCGGCGGTCGAGATGTTCATGGGGGCCATGGTCAAGGCCTCGGATGTGGTCCGGGAGCTGGCCGAGGGGCCGATGGGCAAGTTCCTCGGGCTGATCATGGGCATCGTGGCCCCGCTGGCCGGCGGGGCTGGGGCGATGCTGCTCTTCGCCGGGGCCCTGATGAAGGTGGCGGCGGCCTTCACCCTGTTCCGCTCCAGCATGGGCTACGGCGTCCGGGAGGGACTGCGTGGCGGGGCCGGGATGACGCGCACCCCGGATGGTGCCTACATCGCTCGTGGCACCGGCATGATGGGCCCGCGCGGGGCCGAGATCGCCCGGGACCCGCGATCGTCCTGGGCGATGCGGAGCATGTACAACATCGGTCAGATGGGTGGCTCCGGAGTCTCGGGTGCCGCCGGCTTCATCCGCTCCGGCTGGGAGACCGGTCGTAGCTTCGCCGACCCGAACTACCGGCCGGATCAGACCGGCAGGGGTCCACTCTCCTACGCCGGCGGCGGAGTGGGTCGTGGCCTGCAGTCCTTCGTCACCCCGCTGTTCGACCAGATGCGGTACCAGAACGCGGCGGACCGCAAGATCTGGCTGCAGAACACCTCACCACTGACCAGGGCCGCAGACCGGCTCCGGTTGAGCGGGCAGATGGGTGCGGTCGCTGGTGAGGAGGGCAAGCTCAGCTCGATCCGCCAGGAGGAGGCTCGGGTCCGTGGCGACCAGACGCTGAACCAGCAGGCCAGGCAGGCCACCCTGGATGGACTGAAGTCGGCCCGGGAGGAGACCAAGGAGCGGCTGAACAGTGCCAGGTCCGCGGAGCGAGTCACTCGGGAGAACATCAACGCCCAGGCCGCTCAGCGGGATCTGACCCGGGAGACCCGGAGTACCTCCACTGGGTTCCGCCGGCTCGGTGAGGGGATCCGGGGCTACGCCGGTGGTGTCGCAGGCGGACTGATGGGTGCGGGCCAGGCGGCGATGCAGAACCGCCAGATGGCGATGATGAGCACCGGCATGGGAGTGATGGCCGGCGCTGGTGCCATGGGCATCCAGTCCAACGCTCTGATGATGGGCAGCATGGGCCTGATGTTCGGCTCGCCCGTGGCCGCCGCTGGCCTCGGTGCGGTCGGGGCCGGCATCGACATGGCCAAGGCCAACGACGACCTCAAGGCCATGAACCAGAACCTGGCCGAGGGGGCCAAGGAGGCAGAGCTCACCGGACTGGGGCTGCAGCAGCTGGACCAGGATGCGGTCGAAGCGTCCAAGGCTCTGGAGGAGCGGTCCAAGAGCTACTCCTCCAGCAAGCCGTTCCCGATGTTCACCGAGCCCGGCGAGTTCTTCGGCGCTGGTGCCGGCAAGGTGAAGAACCTGGTCGAGGGCATCTTCGGCAGCTCCGACATCGAGGAGCTGGAGGGCGACCAGGAGAAGGCTCAGAGCTCGCTGAAGAAGACCGAGACCGTCGTCCGGGATCTGGCCAGAGCGGTCAACCAGCCGATCACCGGGACTAGGCGCAACCAGCTGTCCCAGCTCGAAGAGTTCATGTCGACCGAGGGTGCCCGCAGGCTGGCGGACGCCGGTGTCGACCTGAAGGACCTGATCGCCGCCAGCGAGGAGGGCGGCACCGCGTACGCGGACCTGATCGAGAAGATCTCCGCTCCTGGTGAGGCCAGCGGGCTGTGGTCTCGGATGCGGGCCGGCGGTGGCATCGGCGCGGCCCTGGTCAACGACGAGACCAGCCGTAGGGCGCTCAAGCTAGAGGGCGACATCGCGCTGCAGTACGAGGCCGTGGACAAGATCTTCACCGACGCCCTGAACAAGGGGAAGAGCCTGCTGCAGGTCCAGAAGGAGGCTGAGAAGGCACAGCAGACCATCGGCGTCGAGGGTGGTCCTGAGTACAACCTGTCCATGGCGATCGCCTCCCGGGCCATCGCCGGTCAGCAGATCGCTCAGTCGACGATGACCAGAGGGCAGTCCTTCCGGTCCTCGCTGGGTCAGATGCAGATGCTCACTGCCATCACCCCGGAGACCGCTGAGCAGCGGGCTCAGATCGACACCAAGAAGTACGAGGTGGCCGGTGGCATCGCCGACCAGGCGAACTACTTCAAGCAGCTGCTGCTGGCCCAGGAGCAGTACGAGCTGTCCCGCACGCGATCCTCGCAGGACTTCTTCCAGACCCAGGCGTACCAGCAGCAGGACTTCGACATCTCGCGGGCGCGATCCACCGAGGCCTTCTACCTGCAGCAGAGCTACCAGCAGCAGGACTTCGCCATCTCCCGTGAGCGCGCGGAGGAGAACTTCCACCGGATGCGGGTCCGCGCGTCGGCGGACTTCCACCGCCAGGAGCGCCGGGCCACCTACGCCTACAACCTGCAACGCAGCCGGGCCGAGGAGGACTTCCAGCACTCGGTCACCATCATGGCCAAGCAGCAGGCCCAGAGCGTCTACGACATCTACCAGCGAGTGGACACCGAGCGCACCTCCTCGGCGTCCTGGATCCTGTCCAACGCCAACGACCAGCTCCAGCGGATGGAGGACCAGGCCGCCAACCTGGACAAGGCCCGGGAGATGGGGCTGAGCACCTCAGCCATCCAGCAGCTCGGGCTGACCGATCCGCAGAACGCTCAGCAGCTCGCCCGGCTGCTCACCGAGCTGACCCCGCAGATGATCGCCCAGTTCAACGAGGTGGCTGGTGAGGCTCGGGAGAAGGCCGCCAAGGACCTGATCACCGACCCCGCATCCCTGGAGTGGCGGGAGATGCGTCGTGGCTTCCGGCAGCAGATGAGCCGGATGGCTGAGGACTTCGAGCGGCAGATGAAGGAGAGCCGCAAGGACTTCCGCCGGGGCCTGCGCCAGCAGCAAGAAGACTTCAACATCATGATGGAGGACCAGGCGGAGGACTTCGCCCGGATGCACAGACGGCAGGAGAAGGCCTTCAAGCTGTCCATGGACCAAGCCGCTGAAGACTTCGCCCGGATGACCATCCGGCAGGAGGAGCAGTACAAGAAGTCCATGGACCGGGCTGCTGAGGACATGGCCAACATGGCCAACGAGATCAACCTGTCCCTCGAAGAGGTCCTGGTCACCAGCGTGTCCAAGCTGTCCGGCAGCGCCAAGAAGCAGGCCGAGGAGGTGCTGAAGGCCTTCCGGGACCTGAAGAAGAAGACCTCGCCCGAGGCGATCGCGATCATGAGCGAGCTGGCTGCGATCTTCGGCTTCGAGTACAAGGCCCCCAAGTCCACCTCCAACAACGCCGGTGGTGGCGGCGGGCAGCATCACGGTGGTCAGCCGACCGACCCGCCCGGTGGCGCGGACGGGGCGATCATCCCTGGCTGGACTCCTGGACGCGACGTCACCACCGCGAGGATCTCTGGTGGTGAGGCGATCATGCGTCCGGAGTGGGTCCGGGCGGTGGGCGAGCAGAACATCAACGCGATGAACCACAAGGCCAAGTACGGCGGGTTCGCCGACGGCGGTGTGTACTGGCCGGTGCCTGGTCGTCGGGTCAGCACCTACCCCGGCCACGACGGCATCGACATCAACCGAGGCTCCGGCTCGGACGACCTGGGCGACCCGATTCGGGCGTTCCGGTCCGGCACCATCGCCTACGCCGGCTCCCAGCACGGCTACGGCAACGCGATCTTCGAGAACACCTCAGCCGGCAACGTGGTCTACGGGCACACCTCGCGGATGATGGTCTCCTCTGGCCAGACGGTGAACGCGGGTCAGCTGATCGGTCTGGTGGGCTCCTCCGGCAACTCCACAGCCCCGCACCTGCACTTCGGCATCCCGGGTGGTACCTCGGCCCAGGCACTGGCTCTGCTGGCCGGCGCGATCATCAGCGGTGGTGGTGCCGGCTTCGGCGTCCCAGCCGGCCCGGCCTACGACACCGCTCGGCTGAAGGCGGTGCTGAAGGACCGCTACGAGGGTGCAGAGGCGGCCGCCAAGGGGATGAAGGGCGTGCACCCGCTGTTCCCCGGCGATATCTCCAAGGTCATCAACCGGTTCGCTCGCGACAAGATCAAGGAGCTGCGCAAGAAGTACAAGGGCACCTCGGCCGAGACCGGCCCTGGCGCGGACATCGGCGACCAGCCCAACGAGCACATGAGCAACCAGGACATCGTGCACACCGGCGCGAACCGGATGGGCTGGGGCGACCAGTGGGGCCCGCTCTACGAGCTGGTGATGCACGAGTCCGGCTTCAACAACCTGGCCCAGAACCCGAACTCGACGGCCTACGGGATGTTCCAGTTCCTGGATGGCACCTGGGCCGGCGTCGGTGGACACAAGACCTCCGACCCGTGGCTGCAGACCCAGTACGGCCTGAAGTACATCAAGAACCGCTACGACGACCCACGCGGGGCCTGGGACTTCTGGCAGGCCAACAACTGGTACAAGGACGGCGCGGTGTTCAACGGCGCGCAGACCATCGGTGTCGGGGAGAACGGGCCGGAGGCGGTGATCCCGCTGAACGCACGAGGTGGGGAGTTCCTGGCCGACGTGATGGGCTCGGTGATGGGTGGTCGCAACACCCAGGCCTCCGGACGCGGGACCAACGTCTACAACACCCAGGTCAACCGGAACACCAACTTCACCGGCCCGATCACGGTGATGGCCAGCGACCCGATGGAGCTGATGGCCAAGCTCCAGGCCCGTGCTCGGGTGCGGGCTCTGAGCCGTCCAGCTCTGACAGGATCAGCAGCATGAGCACCACCGGCCTGGAGTACATGGCCCTGGAGATCTCCTGGGGGTCGCGCTGGGTGAACCTCAACGATGGAGAGGTCTACAAGGTCAGCGCGGAGGGCACCCGGGACTCCACCGCCAAGACCTGGCGGAAGACGATCGCGGAGTCACCGATCCTGGGCGGCAACTACCTGATCCATGCGGTGCCGGACATGGTGACCGAGCAGGTCTCGATCTGGGTCTACGGCACCACCCAGTCCGAGGTGAACGACAACCTGTTCGCGCTCAACGAGCTGTTCGAGCAGTACGACTTCCGGATGCGCTGGACCCTCAACGAGTACCGGGAGTACTGGCGCTGCCAGCTCGCCGACGCCACCATGTCGCGTGGCAGCGTGTGGACCCACAGCCTGATGGCGTACACCCAGTTCACCGTGCCGCGCTATCCGGATGTGACCAGGGAGAGGATCTGATGTCAGGACGTCTGACCTTGTGGGGAGCCAGCCAGCTACTCACCTCCTACTTCGGCAACGTCACCACCCCGCCGCCCACCTTCTACGTGGCCCTGATCAGGGAGATCGCACCCACTCCCTACCTCTCCGGAACCGAGCTCGACGAGCCGGACAACACCGACTACGCCCGAGGCATCATCGAGAACAACCTGGCCAACTGGTCCAATGGCTCCACGCCCCAGGAGATGTTCAACCTCCGGGCGGTGCAGTTCATCACCGCCACCACCACCTGGGGACAGTGCCGGTTCTGGGCGCTGACCAACTCGCGGGTGGGTGGTAACAACCTGATCGTCGGCAGCCTGGAGACCCCGATCATGGTCGAGGCCGGCGACCAGGTGGTGTTCAGCCCCAGCGACCTGAGCGTGTCCCTCGGCCCGTTCTTCCTGTTCGAGGGTGAGTGATGGCTCAGCTCCCGATCAAGATGGGCCGAACCGAGGCGAAGCTCATCGCCCGGGGGAGGGCCTACACCATTCCGCCGGCGCTGCAGGACGTCCCTGGTGGGCTGTACCCGATGTACAGCTCGGCGTTCGAGGTGGACGAGTACCGGATCCAGAAGGGCTGGCCGGTGCCGGTCCCGGACGGGGACGTCAGGATCGACTGCCTGGTCAGCGCCGAGGGTGTGGTGCTGGGCAACCGGAACGCACCCACCTCGTTGATCACCGATGCGACGATGCGCTGGATCGCGGACACCAACTACTACGACGTGACCTCGCTGCGCTGGGCCCCGATTCAGAGTGGTGCCTCCCCGTGGGAGACCTCGGCGGACCACGCACCCACTCTGGTCACCGACTACGAGTACCGGGTCGGCAGCGAGCGGTTCACCAACATGACCGCGCTGAACTTCGACTCCAACACCCTCGACTACATGTGGATCAACCTGAGCCTGATCATGGGTGGCACCTCGGGCTACACGGTGATCATGGTGATGTGCCCGAACTCGGTCTACGGCAACGACCCCGGGGTGAAGACCAACGCGCTGTGGGGGCCGGAGTCGGCCTCCGGGGACTGGGTGATGTTCTCGATCAAGAACCAGGCCGTGTACGTGTCCACCGACTCCGCCCCGGAGCAGAAGGGGGTGGCCATCGGGGACCAACTGAGCAGCACCGCACCCAGCTACCTGGCGATGGTCGTCAGCAAGCCGCAGACGACGATGTACTCGACCTCAGGGAACGGACAGATCCTCAGCCAGGCAATCACCCTCGGAGCGACTCCTGAGCCGCTGAACACCCGTTTCTGGCTCGGATACGCGCCGTTTGCGGGGATGGGGACCGTCGACATGGCACTGATGGACCTGGGCATCTACGGAACCCTGCTCAGCAGGTCCCAGGTCGCCTCCGAGTTCGCCAAGCTCAGCCAGGTGTACGGCGTATGAAGACACTGACCGCGCAGGCCTCCGAGCAGGAGCTGCTGGGCTACTTCCGGATCTTCGCGACACCACCCGGTGGCTTCGCGCGCGAGATCACCCTGTTCCGAGACGCACCGGTGATGATCGGCGCGGTCGCCACCCAGGACCCGTTCACCGAGGCGACCGCCAGCCTGTCCTTCCCGCAGATCACCGTGTTCGACACCCCGGGCGAGGGAGACCTGGACTGGCTGGTGGTGAACACCGACATCGACATCGTGTGGGAGAACGTCGGTGGCTACAACTTCGACTGGCGCTGGGAGGGCTACATCGCCTCCTACAGCTTCAGCCTGTCCGGGTCTGACTCCTCCTTCAACATGGATCTGAAGGGGGCCTTCTTCGCCCTGGACGACTATCTGGCCATCCCGGCGTACCCGAAGCGTCCGATCCCCTACGAGATCCTGATCGCCCGAGCCTTCGACCAGACCGAGCACCCGGCGCACCTGGGCAAGTTCCGGGTGCTGTTCCCCTCGGACTGGAAGCTGAAGGTGCCGGCCTTCACCGACCCGGCGTACCTGATCGCGCTGAAGCCTTGGGGGATCGCCACCGACATGCTCTGGACCGGGTTCACCTCCCGGTCCACCGGCACCTGGGACCCGATGCTGTCCAGCTACGTGCAGGGGCTGCTCTCGATCATGTTCGCCGAGGGTGGCAGCCAGTGGTCCATCAGGAACCGGGGTCAGCGTCGGCCCGAGCTGTTCCTGCGGCGGGTCCCGGACACCGAGGACGACAAGATCATCGAGATCGTCCTGGGCGCTCCTGGGGTGAGCCTGAACGGCACCCGGGACTACACCCAGCGGGCCGGGGTGATCTACGGCGAAGGCAAGGACGACTCCGGCACCTCCTACTCCAACATCCAGGTCACCCCGGACGGCCGGACCACCTACTACCACCCGTTCGCCTACTCGAACCGGATGTGGCCACGGAAGAACAACCCGAACTACGACCCCAACATCCGGCCCATCGAGCGACGGATCAAGTTCGAGAGCGGGATCGACGAGCTCACCGCCACCACGGTCGCGCAGGGGCAGTACCAGCGGTTCGCCGAGCCAGGGATCACCGGTGACATCACTCTGACCTCCGATGTGCGGATGTCCAACGGTCAGCTGATGCCTCGGCTGATGATCCGAGCTGGTGCGAGCATCCGGATCAAGGGGCTGTTCGGGGTGCGGGAAGGGGTGCTGGCGCACGTCACCCAGGTCACTGCCGACTTCACCGCGATGACCACCAGCCTGACCTTCGACACCAAGTACCGCGACCAGCTCACCGTGGAGGAGGTGCGGGCCCGGAACAAGGACGCGCTGCAGCCGCTGCACGCGCTGAAGGTGGGAGTCGCCTCCAACACCATCTCCGACCTGGTGCTGCCCTGGTCCTACAAGAACGGCTCCGGCATCATCCCGACGCCGGCCAAGGAGTTCTTCAACCAGAAGCTGCCGGTCACCGCCACCTTCCCGTTCGAGGAGTTCACCCGGCAGTACCCGCCGAACAACCCGAGCTACAAGAGCTGGTACGTCAAGATCCCGCCGATGGACCCGGGGAACTCCAACAACAACTGGAGCGCCGAGCCCCGGGACGGGATCCCTACCCACGCGATCCCGATCCGGATGGGCCAGCAGGGCACGATCCGGCTCAGCCAGCTGGCCGCCTACGACGGCAACGGCAACGTGATGCGGGTGAAGTTCCACCTGAGCGTCTACAAGGGCAACGGGTTCGCGGTGGACCACATGCCCCAGTTCCCCAGCACCCGGGACGACCCGATCTTCCCCGACTACCTGGCGGCCCGGCAGAAGGGTCTGGTCGACGCAGGCGGGATCCCCATCCCGGACAACAACCGACCGATCATCCCCACCAGCTACCAGACCGGCGACCTGGGTGGCGAGTTCGTCGCGCAGACCAATCCCTTCTACAAGGGGGCCTGGGAGTCGATCCAGCCGGACGGCACCCTGTGGCCCTGGGACACCACCGCCAGCTCTCCCAACGACATCATCGTCGGCTGGGGGAACTACTACGAGCCGGCTGGCTACTGGCCAGGACGGTTCTCCAACGGTGCCAACCGCACCGGGATGCTCTCCGACGACAACGCCTGGACCTTCTCCGACGAGGACCTGGACCTGGGTGACCCGACCCAGAACCAGTACCAGGAGTACGCGGGGATGTTGTTTGTGATGATCTACTGCGACGATCAGCTCAACGAGCCGGTGTACTTCATGGGTCGGTTCATCCGCACCGATCCGGTGGGAGGTGGAGCCTGATGGACGGTGGCATCTCCGACGAGCAGGCCAACCTCTGGCTCACCGAGATCGCGGAGAACGGCTGGATCAGCCTGCACTACGACAACCCGAGCCTGGGTGGTGTGGAACGTGCAGAGATCTCCGGTGGTGGCTATGACCGCTTCAAGATGATCTGGAGCCCGCCGCGCGGCCGGTCCATCTGGTCGACGATCGACGCCAGGTTCAACGGGCTGCTGCAGACCAAGGTCGTCTACTTCGGAGTCTGGGACGTCCGGTACAAGGGGTTCTTGCGCGCGTACGCCGAGCTGCCCGAGCCCGGCATCATCCTGACTGGCAACGGCTTCGCGCTGTACGCCGGACAGCTGGCGGTCTCGTTCGGCTGACCTGGTTTTGGGCACAAAAAAAGAGCCCGAGGCCCCGACCCCCTCCGTAGAGGGAGCCGGGGCTCGGGGATTCGCGGTTGGAGGGACCAACAACCACCGCGGTTTCGGGAGCTAGCTGAACAACAGGTGACCCCCCACCTCAGCTAGCTGCTGCCTCGTCATCGTCGCCTTCGTCGACCTCGTGACCTGGCAGCGGTCCGTACGCATCTTCCTGTGACTCGATCCTCTTGGCCACCTCGGGCAACGTGTACTCCCCGGTTCGCGAACGGGAAGGCAGTCGGTGCACGTAGGCGCGTTCGACATCAAGGTTCCAGGCTTTCACCAGCATCGCGATCTGGATGCGGGTCTGGATGTGCTCGTTCTTCTCACGAGCCTGGGAGAACCGCTTGAGGAGGGCCAGGATCGCTGACCCCTCGTCCTCCTTGGTCATGTGCGCGATGCGCTCCATGAACATGTCAGCCTCAGCGTGATCGTTGTGCTGGGCGATCCACCAGTGCGCCGCTCCGATCGGTGTGGGGTTGACCGGCACGAAGCCGGCACCGCGGACGTACTGGCCGATCTCCGAGGAGTGGGTGAGGTCAGGGTGACGGAGCACCATGTCCAGGATCTCGTCGTTGGCCACCTTGACTCGACCACTGCTGGTCACGCCTTGCTCCAGCATCCACGCCCACCGTGCGACCGAGGCCAGCACGATGTAGTTCTGATAGCCGGCGAACTTCAGCAGGTCCGCCGACGTCCGGTAGATGCCGGTGTCGATGATCTGCTGGGTGGACGGCGGCACGTTGCGGAGCACGTACCACCACTGCGTGGTCCTCGACTTCACCTGTGCATGAAGTCGGTGCTGGCCGTCGATCAGGTTGCCGTCCCAGTCGAAGACGATGGGCATCGCCGAGGCCTTGAAGGTCTGCTTGGCGTTCTTGTCGCCCCACAGCTTCTCCGACATCAGCCGGCCGTACTTCGCGACATCACCCTCGCGCAGGTGCCGGTTGATGGTGTTCCTGGCCAGGGCCTCTTCGGCCTGCTGCCAGGTCCACTTCTCCGGCCTCACACTCATGGTCGGATCCGGCTTGGTCTTGCGGTCGGTCATGGCGTTCCCTTCTCTCGCTGTTCGCCGTACCTCATCCCGACCACGAACCCGAGGCAGTAGACGTGGACCAGGGCCATGGCGGTGTCGTGATCGGCGTTCTCGTTGTTGGCCGCGTAGACGGCGACCGCCTGGACGGCGTGGTTGAGCAACATCTCTCGCGGCAGGCCGGTGACCTCAGAGAACGAAGGGTCGTCAGACACCTCTTCGCTGAGGTGATTCAGTGCCGCATCCATGGCGTTGTTGATGGTCACCGTGGGTGGGTCATTCCACTTCATGTGTCTCCTTCATGGGTGAGCCCGTGGGGGAGTAGGACGGGGGGCCTTTCTCCCCCACGGGTGATCTAGTTACATCTGGTTGTCGCCGTCGCCGAACCGCTCCTGGAGAAGCTCCTTCCGCTTGCTGCCCTCCTTGGCAGCGAAGAGACAGGAGATGATCAGCTCCCGTTCCTCCAGGGCCCTGAGCGTGGCCATGTCGGAGTGGAAGTACCGGGTCTCCTCATCGCTGATGAGACTCGACACGAGGGCTGCGGTTGGGTCTTTCTTGACCTGCTCCTCCATCAGCATGTTGATCTTCGGCGTCTGCATCGCGTGCTGCAGCGCCTCGAACATGACGCCATGTGCTTCGGCGTCGTCGTCGCCCGAGCTGAGCTGGATGCGCTCCTCATCAGTCCACTCCACCTCGCCGTCCCGGATCCGGTAGGGCTGGGAGAACAAGGTGAACCCACCATCACGCTCGTGCGTGGTGATGGTGAGGCACTCGGTCACCCAGTCCTTGTCCGGCATCGTCTCCGCGACGTACTGCATCTCCTTGGGCATCCAGCGCTTGCCGGTGAGTGGGGAGTTCTCCAGGGTGGAGTGGTAGGACTCGAACGCGATCGACATGGTGTCCGCGTTGAACCCCATGGCCGCCACCATCCCAGCCTTGAGCGCGGTGTCCCGGTCCAGAGGACACTGAACCGCGGCGACCAGTTCATCGCCGCGGTAGAAGTGCAGGGTGATCGGTAGGTCCGGGAACTCCGGCTCTTCACGGACCCGCTCGATCTTCGTCTGCTTCAGCGCCTCCGCGATCCCCTTCGTCTTCTCCATCAGATCCATGGTGGTCCTCCGTTGCGATCTCGATTCCGTCCAGTACGTCACGCTCCTTCCAAGTGCTACCCAGCTGGTTGCCCGCCAGGTACGCGGTGGTGCTGACCGATGCTCCAGCCAGCATCCAGATGTCCCACACCTTGTCCGGCTTCACCTCGCTGTGCGCGAAGCCGGTGATGTGGGAG